TCGGTAGTCACGGTTTCCGATGATGTAGTACTTGCCATCGTGCTTGATGCAGAAAACGAAATCGCCGTTGCTGGCGAACTTGGCGAAAGCGCGCACTTCGTTGGCAAGCTTTGGATACGACAGCGAGGCATGGTTCACCACCACCTTGCAGTCGGTCTCGCCTTGGTAATCCCAATCAATCTTGCCCTTGCCTTGCGTGGAGTAGAAACGGTTCCACCAGCAGCCAGGCTGCAATTCAAAGTCGCCGTCATATTCGGCATAGCGGCCTTCCATCAAGGCTTCAAAAGCGTCCTCGATGGTCGGCCAACGGCGGATGTAGTGTTTCGGTATATAAAACACCACATCGCTGATGCCAGAAGGGTTCACGGAGCCAAGTTTGAAGCTGATGTCATTCATTTGTCACCTCCTCTTCGTCTTCGGGTTGTTGTTCGGTAAACTGATGCTTGGTTTCTTTCCCATCGAGATTGCCCACTGTGAGGCTCGTTTTCCCGTGTTGGATACGTGCGTCGATGCCACGCATTATGGCGACGAACACGGTCCACAATGCGGTGAAGGCGAAAATCCAACTGATGAATTTCAGCGCGTTAGGCTTAATGTCACCCATCGGTGGCAGAAAGAAGGCGATGATGCCTATAATGAGGGCCACCCCTGACAAAATCCAAAACGGGACATTCTCGATGACGCTGTGTTTGATGATCTTTCCCATGGCTTAAATGTTTTCAGGGTAATATTTCAGCTCAAGCGAGGCCATGCCGCCTTCCGTCTCGAAGTGTACGCTCACGCCCACCTTCAGCCGTATCACGTAGGGGCTTGCGTCAACCCCAGGCGTAAAGCTTCCGCTTTGTGCCCCGTTGACGAAATAGTATATGGGGGTGTTCTTCACGCTGGCGTCCGCGTCGTCAAACAGCACGAAGAGCGTCTCGGCAGGAATTTCTACGGGTTCCGTCATTCCCTCGGTGAAGGCCACCACCACCGTGGTCGTCAGGTCGTTCAGTTCCTCGGCACTGTCGGCGGCGCTTTGCGTCATTTCGCGACTGCGTTCCTCCGTCGCGGCAATGATTGCGGCGGCTTCGCACAGCAGGTAGTCAAACGAGGCTTGTGCCAGCTGGCCGCTGTCGCCCATTGCGATGTCCGATCCCACGACGACGATCCTTTCGTATGCTTTGGCCTTTGCGTCATATAGTGCCGCTTCGCCTTTCCGTGCCAGCAGTTCCCACAGCCAGTTGCGCTCGCGCCACTCCGTTTGCAGCGTCTGGCTCCATTGGCGCACGTTGTCCGTGTCGTCAATCGCCACGTAGTCGCGACCGAAGCGACCGTAGTTGAACGTCATGTCTGGCCTTAGCACGTTCTCGCCGTCGGCAATCACAGTGTCCACACCGCCCAAGGCGTTCACCATGCAATAGTAGTGCTCCCGTCCGCTGCGTTCCTCGAAGAGGTAGCGTTGCCGGCAAAGCTCGGCCTGGTTGCCGTCCGTCAGGATGAGGTCGTAGTAGCCCTTTAGCTGGCTCGCCACCATGGCCACCATGCGGATCAGGCGGCTGTAGCCCACGTTGGCCGTGAAGCATCCCGTTGCCGTGTCGGTCTTCACCGTCACGTCACGGTTGCCGCCTGCCTTCGGATAGAAGCGGGCCACAAGTTCATAGTCGCCCTTCAGATCAAGCCAAGTCAGCCATTCGGGGGCTTCGTGGTTGGTCCGTTTCTGTGCGTTCTGGTTGGTCAGGAAATGCCTCTCCGCCCACAGTTCCACCGTGTCGGCGGTGTTGCAGGCCGCGTTGGTCACGGTGAACGTGCCTGTCGCCGTGCCCCCGTCGTCTTCCTCTATCTTGTATTGCAGCTCCCTCATGAAGCCCGTCTGCTCATAGTCGCTGCTGCCCGTGGGCACGGTCGATTTCACCAGGTCTCTCACCAAGTCCGTCAAGTCGATGCGGACTTGGCTGCCGAAGTCGGGATGGTAACGGCCAGTGAAGATCACGTCAGGCCCCGCATTCGGGTCCACCAGCGTCATTGTCACGCTGCCGCTCGCCGTCATCACCAGCTCCGTCACCTTGTTCAGAAAACAGTAGCCTGTTGGATATTGTGTCAAGTTCAAACTCATAGTGCTGCAAAATTAGGTTGCGTTCGATACTGTGGAGTGACAAAAAAAACTGCCAACTGTCAACTGCCAACTGGACATCTCAAACCCTCACCGCCTCAAACGTCACCCTCACCGTCGTCTCATACGTCCGGCTCCCCGTCGTCGGGCTTGGCACCGTCCCGCCCTGGTGGTGCTCAAACTCGATGTCGAACTCCACCGTCACGCTTGCCGCCACCGCCACCGTCCGCGTCTCGCCAAGCGTGGTAGGCGCTCCCGGGTTCACCTCGCCTTCGCCAAAGGACACCCCACACTCCGTGTAGGTCGCCGTCGCCTCTATCGGCCCGCTGCTGTAGTCCCCCTCTATCTCGCTCTGGTGCTGCTCGAATAGGTTCCTCGCCACCACCTCGCCGTTGTTGCTCACCGCCCATTTCAGCCCGTTGCCTGCGCTCGGCCCTATCGCCTCGTCCGCCACGCCGTCCGTGTAGGTCTCCGCCAGCAGCATCTCCACCTCCGTCAAGCCTGTCTTGTCGCCCATTTCCACCGTCACCCTCTCAGGCAGCAGCAGCCGTCCGCCACACAGCTTCAGCACGCCCATGTCCATCGTCATGGTTTCGCCAAGGTTGCATTTCAGCCTTCCTTTCAGCCTCACCAGGTTGTTCAAGAGCAAAGTGTTCCAACGTGCCCAAAACGTCGCATACATCCCCTCGTTCGTCAGGCTGAAGGCCAAGTCGTCACCATGTCCGAAACCCGTCGTGGCATAGGGAATGTGGCTCTGTGTCGTGCCCGTCGTCTTCCAGTGGTAACGCACGTTGTGCGCCCGCCACGCCAGCATGAGGCATTGTTCTTCCTGATCTTCTGCCGTGCCGTTGCTGGTGTGCATGTGCAGCCGCTCCCCGATGTAGGGCGCCACGTCCCTTTTCCCGCGAAGCCCCACCGTCATCAGCGGCACCACGTCCCCTTGGGCGTGCTCTTCCTTCTCGCTGCTGTTGTATCGGTCATACACGAAATGGTTCGTCCCAATCCGCTTCATCGTTTGCGCCCCGGTCTGTAGGTCGCGGTTGGCTATATAAAACTCACCCGTCGTCAGCCGCAGCACGAGCCGGTCATAGTAAGGCGCGTTGGGACCTTCCATCGCGTCCCACTCGTCCTCGTTCAATGCCACAAACGAACCATATTTCTTCACCAACCCGTTCAGCGTCTTGCCTGCGGCTTTCGTCAGGCTCTCAAGCGTCTCCTCGCCGTCCTCCGTCTCCTGTCCCCCGTCCTCCTCCCCCATGCCTTTCGGCGTCAGCCCCACCCGCCTCGTGGCGTTCATCTGCACCGTCCAGTCGCCCTCCACTTTCCCGCTCAAGTCCATGTCCGAGCTTCCCGTCAGCACGTCTTCCATCAGCACCACCCGCACCGTCTTCAGGTCCGAGTCCACCACGGGCTGCGCGTGGAACTTCGCCAACAGCCATTCCAGAAACTCGCTCAGCGTGCATCCTGGTGCCATGTCCGAATAATGCAGCACCGGCGTCACCAAGCAGTCCGAGCAATGGTGCACCATCACCAAGTCCGCGAGCGTCCCGCTTGCAAAGCAGTTCTCCGTCACCGTGTAGTGTAGGCACTGGAACAAACGCTCTATCAGCCTGTGCAGCTTCAGGAACGGTGCAATGCCGTAGCCGTCTGGCACACTCATCACCACGCCGCCCTCCATCACCGTCCGCGCCTGCCACACCAACTGCCCCTGGCCGTCCACCTCGTTGTTGTATTGGTAGTGCTTCACGCTCACACCGCCGCTCTCCGTTTCGTAAGGACTCACCACCACGGGAAACACCGTGTAGTCACGCGCATTGTTCCCCTCGTAGCACGCCTGCATGAACGCCATCGCCGCCGCCACGCTCGCAAACTGCTCCACCATCCCAAGCCCGCCCCTGTACGACTCGAATATCGCCTTCAGCGTCTTGCCCTTGCCGCTCACGTACAAGTCCGAGTTGTCCACCGCAAAGCTCGCGTCTATCCCATTCCGCCGGTGCATGGTGTCTATCACCAATTGCCCGCGCTTCTGCACCGCACCCGCCTGAAGCACCGCATCCACCTTGTTGAGATAACGTTCCCCCCTGTCGATACGTTCCTTGTGGCCAAGCACGGCAAGGTTCCTCGACGACGCCGGCAGCGTCGCCGGTATGGTGGCGTCGCCCTGGTCGCTCAGCAGCGGGTTCGTCCGCTCCAGCGTCAGCGAAAAATTGAGAGGCAGGTCAAATTGCCCCCTTTCTGTAATAAGTCTCATCGTGTAGTCTGGTTTTTGAAGTTATCGTGTTTTTCCTTAGCCAACAGGATGTCGCCGTATTTAACGAAGATGCCGTTCTCGGCGCAATAGCGCATGATGGCGTTAAATTCGCGCACGGCCTCCCAGTCCAAGCCTGCCTCATCCGCGTAGCCGCCCCGAGCCTTCTTCGGCGGACGCGCAGGGCGCTCGTTGATGCCCATCGTCCCGCCGCCGCCCGTGTAGCCGCCCGCGCCGTAGCCGCGCTGCCGCCATTCCTCCAAGTTCGCAAACACCACCGGCAGCTCACGCACCATCCATGCCGGAGCCACCCATTCGTTCGCGTGAACCACCCCCACCACCTCCTCGTCGCCTCGCCGCGTTTTCTTCGGCGGACGCGCAGGCCGCTCGTTGATCCCCATCGTCCCGTGCCCCGTGAAGCCTCCCGCCGCATAGCCCGTCACCTTCCGCTCCCCAGTGGCGGCTGCCGAACCTGTCGATCCGCCTCCGCCGACGCTCGCGTTCTTGATGGCGTTGCGTTGGGCAATGATAGTAGCCACTTCAGCCGCAGTGGTGGCAGCAATCAATGCGGCTAAAACCGGACCCGCATAGGGGCCGCCCTCCATATAGGCCTTGATGGCGGCGGCGGCACCGTTGGCGATGGTCTTCGCAATGTTGATTGCCATGTCAATGTCCGCGTACTTCTTTTGCAGGTTGAGTTTCTTTTGCTCATATTCGGCCTCGATGCGCTCACGTTCCTCCGCGTTGTCGCCTGCGGCTGTCAGTTGCTTTTGGTATTCGGCTTCCAGCTGGGCGGTCTCGGCCTCCTTGAGGGCATTGCTGAAATTGGACGCCATTTCGGCATATCGGTTCACCTCTTGGGCTATCTTCGCCGCAAAGCCGAGCTTCTGGTCCAGTTTCGCTTTCTCAAACTCCTCGTCCGAAAGAAGCCCGTCCTTGTGCAACTTCTCGATCCATTTCATCTGCGTTTCGTACTCCGTGCGTGCCGAGTCCTCCACCAGCGACTGCTTTATCTCGTTGGCCTTCGCCCAAATCTTCTCTTGGAAAGCCCCGTATGCCTCTTGATCGGCAATGCCGCCGTTGGCCGCTGAGCCTGTCGAAGCGCCAAACTGTCTCTCGTCCCCAGTCCTCAGTCCCTCGTAATATCTCGCCATCTCGTCCGCCTCTTCCTTCAGCATCGCCTTGGCTTTCTCCATGCGGGCAATCTGCCTGTCAAGCAACTGGTTCATGAACTGGTCCATGTCCTTGCCGTATTTCTGTGCCACGGCCAGCCGCTGTTTCAGGAAGTCCTCCTCCACCACAGCCTTCTGCGCCTCGTAGGTCTGTTTGTCCATCATCCCGTTGGAGTAGAGGCTTTTCAGCGTCGTCAGTTGGGCGTTCTCGGCCTTCTCCACCTTCTTGATGGCCTCGGCGTAGGCATCCACGGTCTTCTTTCCTTCACCGCCATAGAGTTGGTTGCGCACACGGGTCATCTGTCGCTCCTGTGTCAGTATCTCCCGCTCGCTCGTCTTGGCTTGCTTGTAGCGCTCAAGCAATCCTTTCAGGGCGTCGTCGCCCAACTCGCTCGCCCTCGCAAGGTTCATAACCTCTTCCCCGAACTCCTCGGTGGCTTTTTTCAAGGCAATCGTTTCGGCCTGTGCCCTCGTGTAGGTGGGCACCCAAACGCGCTCCATGCCTTTTTCGCTGGCACCATAGCTCCAGTTGCCCATGTTCACATATTCCGCCTGCAATTCCGAAAGCTTTTCCTTGGCTGCCGTCACCATGTTATTACCACCAACAATCACTTTCTTGTACAACTCGTCGAAGAAAGCGTCAAAGCCCTCAATATCACCCGTGTAGTCGATGCCTTTCGCCGCCTTAAACTCTTGAATGAGCGATTCGCGGGTGGTGTCGGCCATTTCCTTGATGGTTTGGCTGTAAGCTTCCAAGTCTTTTTGGGCTGCGTCAAGTTCGGCCTTGCGTTCTTCTTCAGTCAATCCCGTGTCGCGGGCGTTGTTGATATGCTCTTGGAAGCTGGTCAGGTATTCACTGCGCATATAGTCTGCCGATATTTGGTAGCTTGCCAGCAAGTCCATCGTCTCGGCAAGGTCGCGGGCGTTCTTCAGCGCACCCAGTATGCCGTTGTTAAACGCTGTCCAGTCGCCCGTCGAAAGCGCCATGAAGAAGGCCTCGGTGGTGGTCTTCATCGCCGCCATCCCGTTGCTCCACTTGTCGCCAAGGGTCTGCGAGGCGTTAATCACCTGCCGCGTCACGCTGATCACGCCGCCCAATGCGCCCACAACCCCCTTGATGGCGGTTGGCACTGCCATGATTGCCGTCCCGAACTTGCCGAACCATTCCGTCACGTTGCCTATCCCTTGCCGCAGCCTCCCCATCCCGCTCATCAGCGTGTTCTGCTCCTTCCTCAGCGTTTTCACGCGGTCGGTCACTTGGCCGTATTGCCGCGACAGCCGCTCCCATTCCTCCGTGCCTGGTTTCGTCTTATCAAGCTCCTTCTTGATTTGCCGCTGCATCCGCAACAGGCTTTCCATGCTCTTCCCACTGAGGTTGTCCAACGCCTTGCGGTATTCGTCAACGCCTTTTTCAACGTTATCGAGGCTGTTCTTCGCGGCTTCCCACGCCTTGCGGGCTTTCTCGGTCTTCACCGGGTCGGCATCCTTTTGGTTCAGCAGTTTTTCGTAAGCCTTGGCTGTTTCCGCCACCTTGTCGCGCAATTTGCCCAAAGCGTCGTTGGCTTGTTCCTGGTTCACATAGATTTCTGTGGTGAATTGTTCTCTGTTTGCCATAAAAAAAGAAGTTTGATGCAAAGCTATGCACCAAACTTCTAATTGCAGTGACAGAAAACAATGCGGCTATCTCACATTGCCGTTCTCGTCCCAAATATCGGGATGCTCTTTTTGGTGTTTTGCCATCCAAGCCTCCCAGTTGCGGCGGTTTCTCTCTTCAATGGCGCGACGTTCCTCGTCTGTCATCCGTCGCGAATCGGTCGCCCATTTCCTGATGGCGATGATGCCGACAACGATGAAGAATATCGCTATCCCTATCCATATCTCAGCCGGTGTCAGTGGTACGTAATACATCGTTTCTCTCTCCTTTCTCGCCGCAAATATACGACAAATTCCGTTCCTGTCAACAGGTTGCAACGTTACAACCCTCAATCTTCGTTCATGTCGAGAATCAATTGCTTCACTTGCTCACGGATCGCGGCACCGTGTTCCTCATGGGTTTGAAGTTCTGCGACTATCTCAACCAGCCGCGTCTGTATCTCCAATAGTGTCATCTTCATTTGTCCACACCTCCTTTCACTTTTCCCCGGATGTCTTTAAGCGGGTCTTCGAAACAGTCGCACTCCTTCTCGAAGAAGCGGAACGGCACGACGGGAATATCCATCATCGCCCTGGCCGCGTCGGGGTACGAAAGTTTGTAAATGGTGTAATGCTCATGGGTGTCTTCTCTTCTTATCGTGAATCTGCAATACTCCGAATCGAACTTGATTGAACATACATCCGCGTTCTTTAGCGAACGGCGCACAAACCGGACTGCGTCTATCATTTGGCCCTTCTCGTTGACATAATGCCAATCCGTGACCTCTGCCCTGCTCAATTTGCCGTTAAGCCCGGCAAGGTTCTTTTTGTGGAAATCTTCCTCCAACTTGGAAAGGTCGGCACGCAGGTCGCACAAGGTCTTGTGGTCGCCCATCTCGCCCGTAAGAAGGATTTTGTCGAGCTGCTCGATGTATTTGCGTATCGGGTTGAAGCAAAAAAGGCGTTGAGCTGGTTCCCATTCTCCGGCGGCGTTTTTCCTATATTCAATATCCGACCACTTCATCAGCGTTTCGTAATCGCATACGGGGAAACCCGATGCCGCCCTGCTAATAGGATAATTCTTCTTTTTCATTCCTCGCCTCCTTTCCCGTTTTGTTTCTTCCATTGCACGAAGTGCTCCTCTATCAAGTCCTTGAAGTCGTTCTCGATGGCCGAAAGCATACGCCATGTCTCGACAAACACCTGGTTGAAGGTATCGAGTTTGTCTTTCTGCTCTTGGGTCATCGTATAGCCCGTAATGCGTAGTTCCATGCAGTCGAAGGCGCATTTCTTCAACTCCGCGATGGTACATGAGATTGGGGTGTCGTCAACATCAACACCCTCAAAAAGCAAGTCCATAAGACATTGCGAGTCTGTCAATAGCTTACTCATTGCGCACCTCCTTTCTTCTTACAGCCTTGCGCGAGCACCTCACCGTTGGCGATGAGTTCGGTCACTTCGTTGGCCAGCTTCTTCAGGTCGCGCACGGCACTGACAATGGCATTGTTGATGATGCG